ATATATCGCATCGCCGGGCTGGGCGATCAATACGATTTCAGGTTGCACAACAACAGCGCGGTAAACCTCGAAAGAGGACTAGCTGAGAGGGTCTACAAAGTCAAAAACTACATGCCAAACAAAACCGACGTAGACCCGGACTATATTCCAGCCCCAGAACCACAGGATGGAATATTCCGCACAACCCTGAACCGATATAAGAAAGACATAATACGCAGAGTCGGTCGTAAATCTCCCATTAGCGAACAGAAGTTCCTTTCTTACTATAATGGTCCCAAACTGACCACTTATAGCAAGGCTGTTGATTCCCTGTCAGAAAGACCGTTGGAGAAGCGAGACTCTTATCTTAAGACTTTCATCAAAGCGGAGAAAACCAACATTACCCTTAAACCAGATCCATGCCCCAGGGTGATACAACCAAGACACCCCAGGTACAACGTGGAGCTCGGGAAATACTTAAAGCATATCGAACATCCCATATACAAAGCTATTGACAACATATGGGGGGGGAAAACGATATTCAAGGGCATGAATGTTGAAGGCATGGGAGCGGAACTGCACAAGAAAATGAAAAAATTTTTACACCCATGCGCCATTGGATTCGACGCATCCAGATTTGACCAACATGTGTCCGTGCAAGCATTAAAATTTGAGCATTCCATCTACAATGCTATCCACGGCTACCCTGATACACTTAAACAGTTGCTACAATGGCAAATCAACAATCGGGGTACAGCACACACACAAGATGGGTTCTTCAAGTACCAAGTGGATGGTAAGAGAATGTCGGGTGACATGAACACTAGTTTAGGAAATTGCATACTGGCTTGTTTGATTACAAAGGCCTTTGTTGACAAACACAACATCGAAGCATACCTCATTAACAATGGAGACGACAACGTTTTAATCTGCTCGGTGGATGATGAGGAAGTAGTGGTACGTAACTTGTACGACCATTGGATGGACTATGGCTTTGAAGTTGGGGCAGAAGACCCGGTCTATATAACAGAACAAGTCGAGTTTTGCCAGATGAAACCAGTTTTCGATGGAACCCAATACATTATGGTACGGAATCCGACTGTAACAATGAGTAA